TATTTACACTTAATATAATGCCAGGATAACTTAAACAAGACTCAAACATATCAACCTCTGGTTCGTCTGCTACCGGTTCCCAACTTGGATGTAACACTAATGTTCTACTGTCCTGATCGTTAGTAGCACCCTGGTTTATAAAAACAAAAGCTCTAACCTTTAAGTTAACTTGGTTTGCTGAAAGACCTATACCAAGATTTTTTGTCATTACTTTTAACATTGCATCTCTTAGTTCAAGTGCATCATATTGTGGATTATCGAAATCCCACTCTTCTGTAATTTTAGTTTGCAATATCTCGTTTGGATGAGTAACAAGTTCTAGTTCCATATTATTGTCTCCTATTGTTTATCTTTGTAAAAGTAGTCAACTACAAATACCTTTTTATTTTCACGCACAGGATAACATCCGTGTAACACTGTACTTTTAAAAATTAACATATCACCTTTGTTAGGTTTGTAACATAAGTCATGTGTGTTACCTTGACCATCGTAAAGATAAGCAAACGTTGCTCCGTGAAATGAAGATTCATCACTGTCAGGTTCAGTTAAGTAAATCACTGCACTAATCTTCTTGACAGTTTGATCACTGTGCCGATGTGCTTTTTGCCATCCACCTTTGCGATATTCTACAGTCCACAATGCACACAACTCTGTTAGTTCTATATTTAATCCTACTTCGTCTATTTTAGACTGTAAAAACGGCTTAAACTTCCATTCATTTAAAAATGCTTGCGGGTGTATGTTATACTGTTTACCTCTGTATGTGCTGGTTTGATCGCTTACGTCTTCGCGTGTTTCTTCTGGGAATACTTTTTTGTCCCAATGATATTCAAACTCTTCACTATCAGGATAATGTGTTTCTATAATCCATTGATGTTCGTTACCTAGTAAGTGTGTGTTCATAATTTACTTTCCTTTGCTACTTCTTTTACAACTTCAACATCTGCAGGAACTCTTCTAAAACGCATAGCCCAATGCTTTGGCTCTATAACTGTGTATACTATTTCTAACTGTTCGTCAGTAAATTTACTAAGCATCTCTTTCCCACTTGGACAATTTAATACTAACCAAGGACTAACCTTACCGTCTTTAATATCCCTAGTAACTCTATTCAAACTAGCATACCTAAAGTAATCATTCCAAGGTGCTTCAGCTTCAGCAGACCAATCCATCATAGTTTGTATAGATCTTTCAATAGCAGTTTCCATACTTTCTTTGAGTACTAATTCTGTTGCATACTTTTCGTATAATTCATCACGACACCAATGGTCAAGTTTAACACCTGAGGTAACAACATAGTCAATATATTTCTCTGGATATAAAGGACGTACATTGGTTACAAATGATCCAAACTTTACAAATGCATTGTAATACGGACTTGCACAAAAGTCTTCATATGTTTTTTCTTTTTTAGTACCTGCACTTATCTTATAAAAACGTGTGAACGCATAGTATCCTGTTTGTACTCTTTTTTCGTCTCTTTGCAATTGACGTCTTTTCTTTTCACACATGTGAACTGATAGTGTTTTCTCTCTAGTAAAAGAGGATCCACAGTATTCACATTTATATGGTTTAGAGATTGACATCTTTTTTATTAGTCCCGTGTGCTTCTGCGTATTCCTGTAATTCTTTTTTTGTAGATATTCTAGCAAGTAATTCCACCTCATCTTGTTTCATATTGGGAAACATGCTACTCAAAAACTTTGTTGCTTTAGAGTTGTCTCCGGTTTTCTTTTTGTAACCAATCCATTCGTGGTATGCAATGCTTTTGGTGTTACCACTTAAACATAATAGTTGCCATAGTAGTTTCTTATGTTTCTGTAGTGTAAAGAAGTGCTTGTTATAATATTCATTTGTTTTGAATACAGCAAGTTCTTGCTTTTCTCTATTGCCCTTGACACTACTAACGTATCTATTCAACAAGTAAAAACTAACCTGTTTCTTTTCTTCGGCTGACAGTTCGTCCCATACATTTGTTGCACCCATATCAACTGCGGCTAGGATGTCTTTAATTGGAAGTTTATTCATAATATGCTACCGTATCACTCTTATATTGTTTTATATTATAGCTGAATTGTTCGAAGAAGTCAACCAGTTTTTCGTTGTAGCGTGAACGTTTATTTTCAAAAAGCACAACAGGTTTCCATTTTTGTATTGTATGTATTGCACCTTCTAACACTTGTAATTCCATCCCTTCTACATCTATCTTAATAAGATCAACTTCTTTAAATTCAAAGCCATCTAGTGTCCTTACTGAAACACTATATTGTTTTAGTCCTGATACATGCCTAACAATACTACCGTGTCTATTATCGTTATATCCGTTATCGGGTATTGTAAGTACAAGTTCTTCTCTTTTGTTACCTAATGCAAACGGAAACTTTTTTATAGTGTTGGGTATTAATTGTATGCTTTCTGGATTGGGTTCAAAAGCATATACACGTTGGAAAGTATTTACAAACTCTATACATGTGTCGCCGTCATGTGCACCGACATCAATGTATGTCCGAAATTGTTTAACATAAGGCATTGCCCAATCATTAATTTTTTTAACTGTCATTCTTGTAGTTCCAAAGAAGAATATCTTCTTGTGTGTTTATTTCTACACCGTTGAAATCTACTCTAGTACACCCAATATCCCAACCTGCCTTAAGCCAACGTAGTTGTTCTAGTTTTTCTGTTTCTTCTTCTTGTGTTACTTCTAAGTCTGGATATAAATCTAATGCGTCTGCTTGGTAACCATATACACCTAAGTGCCATTCGCCATAGCCTGTCATTCCTCTACCAAACCACAGAGCTTTATCTCCTGCACGTACCATTTTAACAGAGCTTGCGTTATCTTGTTCTTCTTTAGGCATATTAGTAAACAAAGTTGTAATTGAATAATAATTTAGATAGTGTGCTACATCTTTTATCATATCAGGTCGTATGTCAGGCATATCGCCCTGCACGTTAATATATTGAGAGTAATTTAAATCACGTGCGGCTAATGCACAACGTTCTGTGCCATTACTTGCTTCACCTGTTAAAATAAAATTAGGAACTATTTCTGCAATCTCTAAACTATCGGTAACAACGTAAGTGTCAAAGTCAGTTGAATTGCAAATATCAAATACTCGTCTAATCAAAGGTACGCCGTCTAGTTCGACAAGCATCTTGTCTTCTAGTCTTGTGCTTTTTAATCTTGCTGGTATCAGTATTGCTGTACTCATTCAAATCTTTCTCTTACCATACGCACAAACATTGCTACGTTTGCTTCTGGAGTTTCTTTGTGTATTCCATGTCCAAGACCACATATCCATCCTTTACGATCAACTGTTTGCATTGTATTAAGGAAGTCTTCAATGTGTTCTCTACATTCTTTTTCAGGTAGCATTAACAACTTCTCGTCAAAGTTACCTTGGATAAACCCATCTTTATATTTTTTAAATGTGTTTGTTATATTCACAGTACTATCAACACCTATTCCAGCCCAGCCCATTTTATATAGAGTAGGTAAACAATTAGAATTTAATTGCTTGGTATAGTATCCGGTATCAGTTTGTATTAATGGTTGTAATGTGTTTACGTAGTGCTTCTTAAAATAACTTTCGCTCATGTTACCTATACCACTATCAAGTATCATAACTTTTTCTGCGCCTGCATCTAATTGCATATGTATGTTACGTGTTAGTACAGGTACAATTACTTCGTTTAGATATTTTGTTTTCCATCCTAAACTTGCTTTAGAATCTTTTCCTATTGCATAGTTAAGCAATGTCCAAGGACCTCCTACAAAGCCAATTAAACTTTTCTTTGGATGTAATAACTCTCTTGTTGCTGTAACTGCTCTTGCTTGAAACTCCATATGCTTAACTGCAAGTTCTATATTACTATGATCCTTATAATTTTCTTCGTTAATGTGCCATTCAAACTTTGGACCCGGATCAAATTTTAATGGTACACCTAATCCTTCAATAGGAAATAATATGTCACTAAACAATATAGCTATGTCAAAATCAAATTGATCAATTGGTAGCATAGCAACCTGTGCGGCTATTCGTGGTAGCTTGCACATTTGTTCAAATGTCCAATCTTCTTTCATTGCCATATATGGCTTTTGATATCTGCCTGCTTGACGCATCATCCATATAGGTGGGGAGTCTTGTTCTACTAGATTACATGCATTTTTAAATTTATTGTTCATATTGATATTTTACTAAGTCATCTACTATTTGTTCAAAGTCATCTAGTCTAAGCATATTTGGACCATCGCTTGGCGAGTTATCAGGCACAGGGTGGACTTCGAGGAAGAAGGAAGTGATCCCAAGAGCAGACCCAGCACGAGACAGCCCAGGCACGTAATCACGATTCCCGCCGCTACTGTCCCCCAGTCCTCCGGGTTTTTGGACAGAGTGCGTAACATCAAACACAATATCGTTATCATAATTATCGAGCATATAGATAAGACCAGTATAGTCGACAACAAGACTATTGTAACCAAAACTAGTTCCCCTTTCGGTAATCCAAACTTCTTTAGCGTCTGTACACTTGCTTAGTATACCTTTGACATCCCAGGGAGCTAAGAATTGTCCCTTCTTTATATTTACTATTTTATCTGTGGCACAAGCCTCTTGTATTAGATCAGTTTGTCTACATAAGAATGCAGGTATCTGTAGCACGTCTACAGTATCGTTGAACCAATTGCATATATCTTTTATTTGTTGCGTTGTATGAACGTCTGTGAGTGTCTTACACCCCACTTCGTCTTTAATCTTTCTAAAGTCTTGTAATGTTACTCCTAACCCAACTCCACGTTTGCCTTGCATACTACTACGATTTGCTTTGTCAAAACTTGCTTTGAATATATATTCTATGCCATGCTTATCGCATACACGTTTACATTCTTTAGCAATCATCATACTGTCAGTTAGTGTTTCATGCTGACAAGGTCCTGCTATAATTCTCAATGTGATCTCCTTCCGTCAAAGACACATACAAAGTAAAGCTCTTCATACATACCTGCATGTACTCTATGAAATACTCCATCTTCAATTAGTACAACATCACCGGGTTGGACTTTGATAGTATTATCATCTAATTCCATCTTGCCAGTGCCTTCAATAAAGTAATATACTTCTTCTTGACCTTCGTGCTTGTGTCCTGATGTTGATTTGCGTGGTTGTAGTCTAGTGCTACTAACTACTAAATTCTTTAGTGTTGTATTATCTTTTACAACATATCTTTCATCTTGTTTGGCAACTTCTCCGCCTATATCATTAATGCTTAATCTCATTGTTCTTCTCTTATATCATCTTTTACAGTATAATACATTACCATAAGTCTGTCCAATTGCTTTTTAATATTTGTATTACTTTCTGCAATTTGCATTACATTTTTCCATTCGTCATAACTTACAATTCCTAATGCTCTTGCAGTTGCTTCTGGTTCACCACCAATTACCCAACGAGGTATTTTATTATGTGGTGGGTCGCGATAACGAGCGAACACAACACCGTTGGCCCGCTCGTATATCAATGCCTGATTGGGTATCATCTTACCCAACTCATTTATGCCTTTTTCTTAGACTTGGTTGCCTTCTTCTTAGGCTTTACTTCGTCTTTAAGCACTAATGGTTCTGTTGCAACTTTTTTACCTAAGTAAGAAAGTAACAAACCATAAGCTGGTAGGAACACAATTAGTCCAACCACAATCTTAGTTAGTGTGTTGTTCTGTGCAACAATGTGCCAGTTCTCACCAATCCAAGTTAGGTTGCCTTCTGCGTCTGTAGAACCTGCAAATGCCACATAAAAGAATGAATATGTGTCAATGATGTTTGCGACAATAGTTGAAAGTGCTGGTGCCGCCCACCATGCATTTGAACGTTCTCTAATTGCTTGGAATACATATACGTCAAGCATAGTACCAATTGCATATGCAGTACCTGATGCAAAACCTACTCTGTATGCATGTTCATCACCAAGTGCTAATAGCACAAGTACTGATGCAATAATAGCAGGAATAATTGCCATTGCTACAACAGCTCTACCTGCTTCTTTACCAACTAAACGTACTGTTAAGTCAGTTGCTACAACAACGATCGGAAATGTAAACGCCGCCGCCGCTAGTGGAAATGATCCAAACAAAGGCAACTCTGCACCTGGGAATAGATCAAATCTAATTGTTACTAGGTAATTACTAACGGCAATTACTAGTGTGTGTAGGATTACTAGTTTAGTAACTAGTGACCTGTCTACACCTTCTAAAAGTTTATTGAACATATGTTCTCCTATTATTTTTTCACTTTTGTTCCAACAGTTCTACGCACAATATCATTGTGGTTGAATTCTGCCCAATAAAGTTCAAAGGCAACTCCATCTTCAATGCCTTCGAACTGATGGATCTTACCAGGCTTAACCTGTGTAAAATCCCCTGCTTTCAAAATGGTTTCATCAACGAGACCATCTTGATCATCCTGCCAAACTCGAACAAGCATCTTGCCCGATTCAACATAGAATCCGTTCCATTTAAATTGATGCTCATGTTCTGAACATTTGAATCCTGTTTTGTATTCAATACGGTGAAACTCTAGTACACCGTTTGCATGGATCAATTCTGTTTGACCCCAAATCTTTCCTGCTTTCATTATAATAACTCTCCGTATTTGACTACTTCTGTCTGTCTTGTGACGTCTTTAATAAAAAATGCACATAAAGGAGCGTCTTTAGTTTCCATAGGAACACTTAATAATTGTCCATTACGCATTTTTGGGAAGTACCATTTAACATCATTGTAATAATTAATTACCTTAACTTCCCCAAACTCTGCTTTGAAGCTGGACATAGGATTAAAAAGAAATGCTTCAAATCCTCTATCTCCTATGCTTGTAAGTGGAAGTATTTCTAAGTCGTTTCCACTTTCGCTACAGCCTACAGCAATGTGCCAATCAATAGGCATCTGTATTTCTGTTTCTCCTATTTTTAAAACAACACCTGGTGAACTAAACGACTCTAAAAAAATTAAAGGAATATAATAGAAATCAGGATTGTTTGAATCTGAATTATCTAATACACTAAAACGTATGTCTTCTTCAATTTGATCTGGCAAAGTGTTTAAATCTAGTGCTTTATTTTCTAACGTTAATATTTGCATATATTTAATTCCAGTCTATTTTTTCGATTGTAAAGGGGTACTCTGCTTCTTTGTAAAATTTCTTACGCTGAGTTAGATGTCGCTTCGCGAACTTACATGTTGATGTAAGGTCCCATATTTGTACGAAGTCTTTGTCTTTTGCCTTTCTTACGCCTCTACCAATAGATTGAATAACTCTCACAAAGCTCTTTCCAGGCTCAATGAGAACAAGATTAAAAATACGAGGTATGTTAAGACCAACGGCGGCCACACCATATGTTGCAATAATAACTTTATTATCTTCCTCTTTAATTTCGTCATATGTTTCTTTTCTATCTTTTACTTTAACACTTCCGCTTACAAAAGTGCTGTCTGGTATTAGCTCTGCTAACATTTCGCCTGCACTAATTCTATCTACTAGAATTAGAGTATTGCCTGATTGTGATATCTTGTTTAATAGTTTTGCCATATACTCTATACGGGCTTTATTAGTAACAAGGTATTTTAATTCTGATTGATAATCGCTGTGTGCTACAGTATCAATTAACTGACACACATTAACATGGCAGTTTGATAGTACACCTTTATCTTGCAATTCTTTTGCTGTAATGTTGCCTATTACAGGACCTAGACTTGCGTGTATACTTTCAAACTCAAACTTTTCTTTAGGTACTGTACCAGTTAGTCCCCAACGAATTGGAGCGTTACGTAGATTACGTGTTAACAAGTTTTTAAGTACTTCTGCTTTTGCTTGGTGTACTTCATCAATAATAATTGTGCTCACACCTTCAAGAAACTCTGCTAATGATAATATTGCTGAGCCATCTTTGTTCTTCTTGTCAAGTATATTTAAACTTTGCCAAGTGCATATAGTGTGAGTCTTACCTAATTGTTTCCTATCACCAAAGTACACACCCACATCGAGATTACAATTAATGTAGTCCTCTTCCGTTTGCTCGACGAGACTCTTATTGGGGACAATAACAAGGCTACGCCCGTATTTCTCAGTCATGTGACTTAGTGTCGCTGTGGTGATAGTTTTGCCTGCGCCAGTCGCGATCTGTTGCAAGCTCTGTGGATTGTCAAGGAAGTTATTAATTGCTTCAACTTGATAGTCACGCAATATAATTTCTTCGCCTTCTGCTGGATGACCTTTAGGCCAACACACGCCTTGGTCTGCCCAATAGCGTTCTGTACAGTGTGTAAATTTTAAATCAATAGGGTGTCGTTTGTCTTCAATGTCAACTATTTGTACATTGTTTTTTGCAAGAACTTCTTGCACTACATTAAGATGATTAACATAACCTGTGCCTCCAATACCAAAGAAAGCAACTTTGCCATCCCAACGTCCTAATTTGTATTGCGGCATATAACGTGCATATGGTACTTCAAACTTTAATGCACTTGCAAGTTTTCTTCGTACGTCTACCTCTAGTCCTTCTAGTTTGATATTCACTTCGTCTTCAATGACTAGTTTACATGTTCGCACGTATATATCTCCTTCCGCGTCTATCCCAAAGTCCACCAATTGCAACCTCATCATATGTAATACGTAGATCAAACTGTTCTACATAATGAGTTACATTATTAAATGTTAACTTAGAACTATCAAAAGATAGAACACAGCTCGCGTTCCAATTTGCTTGTAATAACGGCTTTGGCAATTTATTACTACTAATATACACTACTTTAGTGTCTTTGTCAACCATATTATTAAGTTTTTGTTGTTTTATGTAATCATTAATTGGATCATTACCGTCCTTTCTAAACATTACACTCATTTGTTCAGTAGGTATAATGTGTTTAAGTACATTATGTACTGCAAACAGTGTATCGTGTGCGTTGTTTGGATTGAGTGTAACTAGCATAGGTAACCTATTAATTTCAGGTATTGCTGATAATAAGTCGTTTAAGTTTACACTTTTATTATTAAGTAGTACAACTGCACTGTCTCTTTTGATAATAGTTTGAGCTATAGTACTATGTTGTTTTATACTTTCATTAACTAAATGCTGATTGAATTCTTGTAATCCGTACAAGTATCTTCTATCATAGTATAACGATAATGTATCTTTATCACATTCGCCTAATTTATTTTTCAGATCTTCTTTTGCTACATCTGGAATATTACAAACTTCATAATCATATACACCTGGTACATATTCATTTCTATTATTTTCATA